GCCAGCCACCCCGGCAACCCCAGGGAATGGAGCCGGTCAGGCGGTACGCATCGTCAATGTGATCGATCCCAGTCTTGCCGCCGACTACCTCACTTCCCCCGCAGGCGAAAAATCGATTCTCAACATCCTCTCGCGCAATGGCTCGGCCGTGCGCGAGATCCTGCGTTAGGAACTGCCATGGCCTGGACATCCGGTACCGCTTCGGACTATCTCGACCTGCTGACCCGCCTCAAGGCCTTCGTCACCGAGCAGATGCTGCCCGCCAACGAGCGCTGGCAAGTCATGCGCTGGGTACCAGGGCCGCCTGCCGAACTGGTGTTGAAGGGGGTGGGACTGGCCGGGACCGATGAAATCTATGTCGCGATCCAGACGGAGACGTCGTCGGACTATGGCAACTGGAAACTACGGGGCTATGTCACCTACAACCCCGGGGTGGCCTTCGATGCGCAGTACAACAGCAGTCAAACCTTCTATGCCTTGCTGACCCTGTCGGCGATGCCGTACTGGTTCGTCGCCAACGGTCGTCGCATCGTCGTGGTGGTCAAGACCGGGACCTACTACGAGTGCGTACATCTCGGGCTGTTCCTGCCCTATGCCACACCGGCCCAATATCCGTATCCCCTGGTGGTGGGTGGCTCGTACAACGGTTCGACGCGCTGGAGCAATGCCTATACCTACCGCAATCATCTGCCGCGCACGGCCGGCTATTCCGGGGCGTACTGGGCACCCACCGGTACCTGGAACAGCAGTCCGTATTTCTGGCCGGGCACATGGGGCAGCAATCAGCGCGAAGCGCCGGATGGCAGCTATCCGCTGTTGCCCTTCGTGATGCAGGGCCTGGGCGAACTGGACGGCATGTACAGCGTGCCGGGCTACGGCAATTCCGTGGAGAACATCATCACCGCCAATGGCGTGGATCACCTCGTGGTGCAGGACGTGTATCGCACCGGGTACTACGACTATTGGGCACTGAAACTGGCATAGACCATGGCATTCCAATCCGGCATCACCACCTCGCCGAACGACCTGCTCGACAAGATCCGGCTCTTCGCCACCACCTACTGCGGCTACACGCAGCTGATGTACCAGGCCGACTCGGGCTATTACCGGCTGCACCTGCAGCACGCGGGCAGCGGTCAATACGTCAATCTGCACTCCTGGAGCAGCCACATCGCGGCCTATGGCTCGACCGCGTTCAGCAGCGGCCTGGCCTACGGCTCACAAACCGTATCGGGTGGCTCGATCTCGGCCAACTTGCTGTCCGGCAGTGCCGAATACTTCCTGTTCGGCGGGGATGGCTACTGCTATTGCGTCACGCAATACACCAGCACCATCTACAACATGCTGCTCTTCGGCACCATGACCAAGACCTGCAGCTTCACGGGTGGTGCTTTTCTTTCCGATAGCTACAGCGGTGCCGTGCGCGCCGACATCGACAGTGCGACCAATGCCTGGAAAACCGCCAACGGCTCCGGCAACACCTCGTCGCGCATGTTTTACACCAGCCTGACGCGGCAGCTCGACAGCTATTCGCCGATTACTTTCAACGGGGTGACGCCGCTGTATCCGATCACCGTCGAGGTGGGACGCACCACGCCGACCTACTATTACTCGATGGTGGGCTACATCCCCGAGGCCCGTCTGCTGCGCATGAACGGTCAGTACGCGAACAAGGACATCGTCACGCTCGGCAGCGATGAGTGGATGGTGTTCAGCACGTCCTATGGCGGCTACGCCTTCAAGAAATGACGACCTTTGCGGGAGGTGTGTTGCCCTCAGGCGTGAAGGGCGATCCGGCCTATGCCTTGCCGGAAAAATTCCTGCCGGCACCGTTTCGCCCGTATGAAGGGGCTATTGCGCGATTCTCCAGCGGCGGCTCCCTGACAAACCTTCTGCCGGTCAGCGAACTGCCGGTAGGCTTCGCCGGCTTCACGATCCGCCAGTTCGAGCAGCACTGGTATCACCAGATTCATCTGCTGCCGGGCAAGATCATCCTGGGCAACCTGCTGTCGACGCAGATGCGGCAGATCGAGGTGTGGAACGCGCATTTCGCCACCAAGACCCTGTCGGCCATCGTCGGCGAGAACGATGGGGGCATCGTGCTCTCGGGCAGCAGCAATCCGCCGACCACCTTCGGCATGCTTTCATCGCGCTTGTACGAGGTCTCCATCAGTCTTGATGGTCCCCCGGTCATCGAGGCGTCCTTCACCTTCCAGTTTCCAGGCGAGACACCGCGCCTGAGCATCTCGGGTCGGCGGGTCGTGGTCTTCGGCCTGCGGCCCCACTGGGGCGAGTCCTGGCTGGAACGACTGGCCTGGGCCACCGATGTGCTGACTGCCCGGGATGGCACGGAACAGCGCGTGAGCCTGCGCGTCAATCCGCGCCGTTCGCTCGAATTCACGATCCTGCTCGGGCGCGACGATGCCGCCTTGCTGGATGTCCTACTGTCGGCCTGGCAGTCGCGGGTCTATGCCTTGCCGATCTGGCCGGACAAGACGCAGTTGGCGGGAAGCTTGGTGGCGGGCAGCACCTTCATTCCACTGACGACGACGCATCTGGAGTACGAAGCCGATGGCCTGCTGGTGATCGGTACCGACAGTCGCAATACCGAGGCAGCGGAAGTGCTGTCGGTCGCCAGCAATGGGGTGACGCTCAAGCAACCCATCCTCCAGTCCTGGCCGGCAGGGGCCTTCGTGACGCCAGCGCGTACCGCACGGCTCCGTATCAGCCAGCCGGTGACGCGGGTCACGGAAGCCATTGTCACCGCCCGGGTGGTGTTCGATATCGCGGGTAGCACCACGATCGCCAAGCAGGATAACGCCACCAAACTGAGCAATGTGCCGATCTGGCCGATGACTTTCCCGCGACCGAACCGGGAGCGCGATGTGGATGTGGAGTATCAGCGGCTCGCGGAGGTCCTGGACTACGAGACCGGAATCACGGCGGTGGATGACTCGGGGGTGCGACCGTTCATTCGTCGCACGTTCGATTTCCGCTTCACCAGTCGTGCCGAGATCGCCGCCTTCAAGGGCTGGCTGGCGGCGCGTGCCGGGCGCCTGGTGGCGTTCTGGCAGCCAGGTTGGGAAACGTCCATCGTGCCAACCCGCAAGATTCTGTCGAACCAGACGGTGATGACCGTGGCGGCACGGGGCTATGCCCTGTACTTCAACCCGATGCCGGGACGTACCGAAGCCGCCTTCCTGCACAAGAACGGCACCTGGTACTACCGCACGATCCTGAGCTTTGGTGCGGGGACCACCCCTGAAGAAGAAACGATGACGCTGGACCAGACCTTCGGCTTCGATGCCAACCCCGAAGACTGGCTCGCCATCTACTTCCTCGAAAAAAGCCGGCTCGACAGCGACCAGATCGAATTGCACTGGCTCTCCGACCGGATCGTCGAATCTGCATTGCCGGTCAAGAGCATCAAGGGATAACCGATGTCCTATCTCACGCAGGAAACTTCGGCGGCTGCTGGTCTGCCGGTGGAACTCTATCGCTTCGTCCTTGGCCAGCAGGTCTGGGCGGTGACCAGCGGCCGCGAGGTCGTGACCTACCAGGCGGACACCTACCAACCGGCCGTTCTGCGTCGTTCCGGACTGGAGCAATCGCCGGATTTCTCGCGCAATGGCATCGAACTGGAATGTGCGCGCGACTTTGCGGTGGCCCAGTTGTTTGCCGCCAGCCGGCCCAACGGGGTGGTGTCCCTGACGCTGTTTCGCAATCACTACGGTGACAGCGAGTACATCACCGCCTGGAAGGGCCGGGTGGCGTCCGTGGTGTTTGCCGGCAGCGGCGCGACGATCCGCTGCGAGTCGATCTTCACGGCCTTAAAGCGTCCGGGGCTGCGGGCGCATTACCAGACGGGTTGCCGCCATGCCCTTTACGACCCGGGCTGTGGCATCAACAACCAGGCCTACAAGATCGCCGGCACGCTGAGCGCGATCTCTGGCTTGACGGCAACCTCGGTGGCTTTCCTGTCGCAGAGCACCGGATGGCTGACCGGCGGTTATCTGCGCGTGGGCGGTGTACCCCGCATGATCACCCAGCACACGGGCGATACGGTCACGCTGTCGAGCGTCCTGCCCGGACTGGCGGTGGGCAGTGCCTTCGAAGCCTTCGCCGGCTGCGACCGCAGTTTCTCGACCTGTCAGAGCAAGTTCGGCAATGCGCTGAACTTTGGCGGGTTCCCCTGGATACCGGCAAAGAACCCCTTTGCCGGCGACTCGATCGTCTGAATCATGTGGACACAAATTCTCGTCTGGGTGGTGACCACGGTCATCGGAGCCTTGCTGAGCCCCCGGCCGCCCAAACCGGCTTCCGTCTCGCCCGGCAATGTGGATGTTCCGGTGGCCGAACAGGGCAAGCCGATCCCGGTGCTGTTCGGCACGCGCGTCATCCGCCAGGCCAACTGCGTCTGGTATGGCGACATCAAGACCACAGAGATTCGCCAGACGTCTGGCAGTGGAGGCAAGAAATGACGGTGATCGCAACCCACGAGGACGCCAAGGCCCTGGGCTATTGCAACGCGGGGCTGCGCAAATGGTTCCCGCGTGACGGAATCAGCTTCGACGACTTTCGTCGGGATGGCGTTACGACCGACTGGCTCCGGGCCACCGGCGACGCCATGGCCATTCGACTCGCCGAGGTGGTCGAGCAACGTGAGCAGGTGGCCTAAATGGGTGGTGGCGGAAAACGCGGTGGCGGCTCGAGTTCCTATGTCGTCGGCCATCGCTACTACGCGGGGCTCCATCTGGTCCTGTGCCATGGGCCGGTCGATGCCATTACCCGCATCATCGTCGGCGAACGCACCGCCTGGAGCGGCAGCATCACGAGCAGCCAGACGATCTACATCAATGCCCCGCAGCTGTTCGGCGGCGATTCGCGCGAAGGCGGTGTGCAGGGTTATGTCGAGGTGAAGTTCGGCGGCCCGGCCGAAACCGTGTCCGGCTATCTGCAGCAGAAGCTCGGCAGCATCATCCCGGCGTTTCGCGGTGTGCTGTCGCTGATCGTGCAGCAGTGCCAGTTGTCGGCGATGAACCCCTATATCAAGCCCTGGAGTGTCGAGGCACGACGGATTCCGGCACCGGTGGCCCTGGGTAGCGGCTACATCAACGGCGACGCCAATCCGGCTCACATCATCTACGAGTGCCTCAACAATGCGACCTGGGGCTTGGGCCATGCCACCAGCGAGATCGATGCCAGCAGTTTCTCTACGGCGTCC